ATGTGGCCAGATTTTATAGAAGGGTCTCATCACAGGCACATAGCAGAAAAATTTAATCAACTTGCAACAGGTGAAATAAACCGATTAATCATTAATATGCCACCAAGGCACACGAAGTCAGAGTTTGCATCTTATCTTCTGCCAGCATGGATGGTGGGCCGTGAACCAAGGCTCAAGATCATTCAAGCAACGCACACAGGCGAACTCGCAGTAAGATTTGGTCGTAAAGCAAAAAATCTAATCGACTCAGAAGATTATACAAAAATTTTTAAAACAAGATTACAAGAAGATTCTAAAGCAGCCGGACGTTGGGAGACTGCCCAAGGTGGTGAATACTTCGCCGCCGGTGTTGGTGGTGCGATCACTGGACGTGGTGCGGACTTATTAATTATCGATGATCCACATTCCGAGCAAGATGCACTAAGCCCCACGGCTCTTGAATCAGCTTACGAGTGGTATACTTCAGGACCACGTCAGCGTTTGCAACCTGGTGGTAAAATAGTTTTAGTTATGACGCGTTGGTCTAACAAAGATTTGACAGGAAAACTTATACAGAATCAAAAAGAAGCGAAAGCTGATCAGTGGCACGTGGTCGAGTTTCCAGCAATCATGGAACACGGATCATCGAGCGCTAAGCCGGTCTGGCCAGAGTATTGGAAGTTAGATGAATTAGAGAAGGTCCAAGCAACACTGCCCACGGGCAAATGGAATGCACAGTGGATGCAAAACCCTACAGCAGAAGAAGGAGCAATATTAAAACGTGAGTGGTGGCGAATTTATGAAGGTGAAGAAATCCCACAACTACATCACGTTATACAATCTTATGATACCGCGTTTTTAAAAAAGGAGACAGCTGATTACAGCGCCATCACCACTTGGGGTATTTGGTATCCTAGTGAGGATGAAGGAGCCAATCTTATATTGTTAGATGCTATTAAAGGCAGATACGAGTTCCCTGAACTTCGAAGATTGGCTCTTGAACAATATAAATATTGGATGCCTGAATCTGTTATTATCGAGGCAAAAGCATCAGGTTTACCCTTGACTTACGAACTACGGAACATGGATATACCAGTTGTAAACTTCACACCATCAAAAGGAAATGACAAGCATGCACGTGTAAATGCTGTTGCACCTTTGTTTGAATCTGGTATGATATGGGCACCTGAGCAGAAATTCGCAGACGACGTTATCGAAGAGTGTGCGGCTTTTCCTTATGGTGATCATGATGACCTGGTCGATTCAACAACACAGGCTATCATGCGATTCAGACAGGGCGGTCTGATCGGACACCCTGAAGATTATGTCGATGAAAAAGTCGATCAACGTAAAAGGAATTATTATTAATGGCAAACAAATATCACAGGCAGGGTTTCAAAGCAGGTTTACTAGCAAATATTTTTAAATTAGATAAGACTGGTAGTAAAGATGAGATCATAAAGTCTATGAACAAGAGACTTAAAAAAGAAAAGAAAAAAATAGAACAAGAGCCTGCAGAATTAGAACGTTATACAGATCTTATGGTTTCTGATTTTGAGAAAAAGAAAGGTCCTTTTTTTGATAAGATTAGAGCCAAACAAAAAGCCAAACAAAAAGCAGCTGAACTTAGAAAATTAAAAGGTAAAAAATAATGGCAGCAAAAGTTATTACAAATTTTATAGCTAAAGCCCTTTTTAAACAAAAGGGAGCTATTGCTAATAATAAAGCAGTAGCATTTTCTGCAAATGCTTTAGAGAATAGATTAAAAAATTTAGGTATTGATCCAAATTTAATTACAAGTGAAAAAGAATTAAATCAAATACTAGCTTATGTTAAACAAGCTGAAGACCAAGCCTTTAATCAAAAATTTGGTAATATACTAGCTGGTAATAAGTTTGATAAACAAGCTGATATATTAGATATGACTGGAAAAAAAATGGACCCACGATCCAAGATCATGGGAGGTCAGCAGTCTGAAACAGAAGCAGAGATACTAGCTAGAATAAACAAAGAAAATAAAAAAGGTATTGCATCTATAAAAAATAGAAAAATGGTTGAAGAAGCAATCGACAATGCTTCACCAGGATTTGCAGGAGATAGAAAATATGATGCACAACTTGTTGCAGAAGATTTAGCAGACAAAAAATTTGGTAAAGAATTTTATGATTTAGATCAAAAACAACAAATGGATCTTTACGATGAAGCACTTGAAGGATTATCAAAACAAAGATTTAAAAACAAACCAGACCCAGAAGACATGGCACAAGGTGGACGTGCAGGGTTTAAAGATGGTTTAAGTCCAGCAATGAAAAAACGTATGATGGAGCTTCTCATGCAGGGAGTGCCGATGGACAAAGTTCAAAAAGAAGCAGAGAGTCAATTAAGACAAGATGAATTTAAATCAAAAGCTGGTCCACTTTTAGAGGCAGCGAAAGGTGGCATAGCACGTCTTGGTTTTAAAGATGGTATGACTAGAAGAACGTTCTTAAAAATTTTAGGTGGTGCTATGTCTATACCTATTATTGGTAAATTTTTAAAACCTCTTAAAACTGCAAAAGGTATAACCAAAGTTCCTGTAATTCAAACCGATAACGTGCCAGGTAAACCAGAATGGTTTGATGCGTTAGTCAACAAAGTTATTATCGAAGGTGATGATGTAACTAAAAGATTTGCAACAGCTGATAGACAAGCTGTTCACCAGAAAACACTTGATGATGGTTCCGTGGTCCGAGTTACAGAAGACGTGGACGATGGTGCAGTAAGAGTGGAATACGAAAGTGAAGCTAATGTATTTGGTGATGATGTATTGATGGAATATAAAAAACCATTACCTGATGAGGGAGCACCAAGTCCTACGGCAGAATTTAGTACAGCAGAGTCAGGTCCGGTTGGTAGACAATCAGGCCCAGATGATTTTGATTTAGATGTAGATGAGGTTGGTGGCACAAGTATCAGTGATCTTGATTCTGATGTTTCAAAACTAAAAGAATATGCGACAGGTAAAAAACCTACTATGAAAGAAATTATTCAAAACAAAAAAAGAAGAGATAAAGCTTCGGCTATAACAAATGATATTGATGGAGCGGCTAGTGATGCAGTTATTAGAAGACAAGGTGAGATGATCGATTACGATGACTACGCATCAGGCGGCATCGCTAGAATGTTAGGAGAATAATGAACCCGTTAAAGTACGCACAGATGATGAAGTATCTGACTCGGGCAAAGAAAGCTAACCCAGAACTTCCTGATGTCTTTCCTGCAAGCAAAGCTCCTATTCCACCAGTTAGACAAGATGTTGAAATAAGAGAAGCTATCAATAAATTTAGTAGAGATAATCCAAGAACAGAAAAAGCAGGTGGTGGTATGTTGGTGCAACCAGGTTTTAGTGGTGTGAGGCAGGGGTATGCTGGTACTAAAAAAACTAAAACTACTAAAGTTATAAATAAACTAGATTTAGATAAGAAAAAAATTAAATTAAACGGTGATAATTTTATAACTGGAGAAGTTAAAAGTTATGCAGAAGGTTCAGGTAAAAAATATGTTGATGAGTATTTAAGTTTTGTAGATAAAAATTATTTAAAAAACGATATGTCTATGGTTGAACCTTTTCAGGCATATATTAAAAATAAATATCCTAAAAAATTTTCTAAAATTATATCGGATGTAAATCAAAGTGGTTATAGAGGTTTAAAAGATATTTCTACAACATATAAAAAAGCATTAGCTAATGAATTAATTACAGCAGCAAACAATCAAATAAAATATGTAGATCAATTTGATATTTTAAAAAAATTAGTTTCTCCCACACGAGCTGCAGCTTATGAAAAATCAGGAGGACTATCTGCTAGACCTCCAGAATGGGCGGATAAGAATACTTTAAATAATTTTAAAAATTTAGATAAAATGGAAAATAAATTATCTAAAGCTTTGACATATATGGTGAAAAATAATGTTACAATCATAGATCCAAAAAAAGTTAAAATACTAGGATCGGGGGGAAAGATAGAAGGTGCATCTCCAATTAAAAAAATGATGCATTATCTTGCAGGAGGTGGAAGTCAAGCAAATTTAAATAAAGCATTAGAAATAAATCCTTGGTATCAGTCTCAAAATTTTAAAGTAGGTGGTACAACTAAAAACACTTTTGATTATTTATCAAAACAATATGGTAAAGATTTTATAGGTCAACCTTTTAATGATGCGTATGATTTTGCTCTTCAAAGAAGAGGAAGAATTACGTTAAAAGGAATGAAAAATCAACCTTTACCAGAAAATTTAATATGGGAATTTGCGGCTAGAAGTGCACAAAGAAATTTTACTGATGGTGTTCCTATTGAACAGTGGCCTGTTAAAATTTTAGATAAAAAAGGAAATGTTGTTGATTTGGGTGAATTTCCTGTCGACTCATCGGGACGTAAAATTTTAAATACAAGTGAACTTCAATTTGAATATAACGGAAAAATATTTAATAGAAATAATTTAAAAACAACAGGAGTTATGTCTGGTAATTTTGATGATATTTATAAAATTTCAAGAAAGCTTAATGATTATTTAACACAAGAAGTTCCTGATCCAGATAATCCTAAAAAAACAATATCTCTTGGAGAATTATTTAGAAAAACTGAAGGAAGAATATTTCCAACAATCGGACATGATGATGCTAGAGGAGGAGTAAAAAAGAGACCTTTTAATAGTTTTAAAATTTTGACAAATGTTGAAAATCTTTCTTTGTTTAATGCATATAATAAAATAAAAAATCCACAAACTAGAAGAAATGTAGTTGATTTTATTTATGGAGAAACAAAAGGATTAAGAGGTGATAGATATAAAGAAGCTTGGACAAATAAGAATGTAAACTTTGTAACTGAATATATTAAAACAGGACAAGGTTTAGAACAAACTCCATATAAACAAGCTGTAACTATGCCACCTAAAAAATTAGAAGCAGAAATTTTAAAAAAGATGGGTTTTAAATGTAAGTTTGCAGCAAGCACGGGTGGAGCTGCAAGATGTGATGACCCAGCTTCTTACACTGATGATATTAATAAAACAAGACAGGATTTAAATTCAAACGACGTCAGAGTCCGGGCTGCTGCAAGTGCAAAATTAAATAAAGGTTTACAGGTTGCAAAAACGTTACCACAGATTGGAACATTTTTAAGACGTGTAGGTCAAGCAACTGTAGGTGGTGTAGCAAAAGCTTTAGAAGCAACAGGTATAGCAAGTCCTGTTGGTGTTGCAATCGAAGGAATGGTTGAGGGAGGTATTTATGATTATTTTAGAAAACAAGGATACACTCATGATCAAGCATATCAAGAAACATTTTTTCCGGGCATCGTTTCAGGAAGACCAGAAGGCGTGCCATGGTACGGGGGCGCTGAATCATTATTAGAAAAAGAATTAGTTGGTGATGAACCAGGAAGACAGTTTCAACCAAAAGTAGCACAATACGTTGACGCATTAAAAGACCAAGAACAAGTGTTTGATGCGTTTGGAAGATTAGAGCAAGGACAACAAGCATCAAGAAAAGATATTACAGATGCAGCTTCTGCTGATATTCAAGATCTAAACAGATCTGGAACAATAAGTAATATTAATAGAATTATGAATCCTGAAAGTATGGCATCACAAGCGTATCAAACAGCTGTTGAAACACAGGCAGGCAGACAAGATCAAAGAGCTAGAGATTATATGGCTGAAAATTATGTGCAAACGGAGCCTACTGATTTTGCAGAACAACAACTTCAAAAGAAAAGAAATGAAGCAATGTTACAAATGTTTCCAACTCCAACAGTAGAGGATGTGCAAAATGTATATAAAGCAGCTGGTCGTCAAGATGATTTAAAATATTTTCAAGCTCAAGATTATAAGGACTTTATGCAAACGATGGATGATTTTCAAAAACAAAGTTATTTTGCAGATAATTTTAGATTAGAAAAAGCAGGTGGTGGTATTGCTAAATTAGCTGGTGTATCATCAGGCCCACCACCAGAATCAGGACCAAACTCACAAGGGTTGCAAGGTCTAATGAAACGTGTTAGAAACTTATAGGAGTATATATGGCAGAAATAGACAAAGGACTCCCGAACACTAGAAACAAACTTGAGATTCCTTCAGAAGAAGAAATACAAGATATAGCTGTTCAGGAACCAGTAGAAGAAAAAGGACCAATCGAAGTAATACCAGAAGAAGACGGTGGCGTAACTTTAGATTACGAGCCAGGTGCAATTAATGTGCCAGGAACAGAATCACATTTTGATAATTTAGCAGATCTTTTACCAGACGATGTTTTGGAGCCAATAGGCATGGAGATGACACAAAATTATATAGACTATAAAACTTCTAGAAAAGAATGGGAACAGTCTTACATACAAGGTTTAGATCTCTTAGGATTTAAATACGAAAACAGAACAGAACCCTTTCAAGGAGCTTCTGGTGCAACACACCCTGTGATGGCAGAGGCAGTCACACAGTTTCAAGCTCAAGCATATAAAGAATTATTACCAAGTGATGGACCGGTAAGAACACAAATTATTGGTGTAAAAAATCCAGCGACAGAACAACAAGCAACACGTGTTAAAGATTTTATGAATTATTTAATTATGGATCAAATGAAAGAATACGAAGCAGAGTTTGATTCTATGTTATTTCATTTACCACTAGCAGGTTCAACATTTAAAAAAATTTACTATGATGTAAACATGGGACGAGCTGTATCTAAGTTTGTTCCAGCAGATGAATTAATCGTTCCGTACACGGCTACCTCATTAGACGATGCGGAAGCGATTATTCATA